GGCTGAACAGAATAGCAGTGATTTTTAGGTTTGATTTAGTGGCGGCAGTAGCCGATACTTAGGACATGAAAACCGAACACAACAATTACGGCGAACTTCCCTGCGTCTGCGGCTATCAGCCGGACATCCTCCCGGACATGAGCCAGGAATTGGCCAGCATGGGCCGTGGCAGTATGCAGCGGAGGATTCAGCTACTGGAGCAGGCACTGGCGGCAGCCGAAACCGTACTTGACCAGATTGCCAGCGACAACACAGACGCCTGTGACAAGGCTGACCGAGTGCTTGGCAGCATCCAGCGGATACTGCGTCGCTAGAGACTGTCCCAGAAGCTACGGCCGCTAGTCAAAGGCGGCTGAGTAGGCTCTTCCTGGCGATTCTGCAGCATCTGGTCTACGCGCAGTTTCTGGCCGTTAAACCGCCGCTCGAGGTCAGCCACGTCCTGCTGCCTGGCTTCCCTGATGGCGATGCTGGCGCCAAGCTTGAGATAGACAGCCCATGGGTCGGCGTAGTCAGACAGGCGGTCAATGGTGCCGATAGGCTGGTAGGTATATGTGCCGGTGCCGGCGGCAGGGCCAGTAAAGCCGCTGGTTGACACCAGGTTGTCGCAGCTGGCGGTAGGCTCGCCAAAGCCTTCACTGACCAGACCAATCTCTACAATGGGGTAGTCGCCGCTGAAGCTCGTATTGGGAGCGTCGAAGTCCAGGCTTAGAATAACGCTGCTGTCTTCTGGAATGTCGGCGTTAAAGTCGGCGTTAGCCAGCGACCAGCTGCCGCTACCGGTAAGGCTTCCAGTAGGCGGCACCGACGGATGGTCAGCCGCGTCAAGAGCGAAGGTGACGGTAATGGGCTCGAGCAGCTTCTCAGCCATCGGCGTGTAATAGAGCTTGTAATCCCCTGCACTGGAAGTAGCAGGAAACACCAGCAACTGGTTGTTGTTGAAACAGTACTGACGGTCGCTGCAGGCCAAGCCGCCGCCGATGTTAAGGACGCTGGCGCCGAGGTTGTTACGGTTAAGCCAGTTGTCAAGGTAGCGGACTGACTGCGGCCGTGGCAGCGATGGGTTAAGCTCAAGGCCATTGCCGAGCTGGAAGTTATTTGGTAGGTCAACCGAGTTGCCGCCGACGCCGCCGGCCAGCGTAAACTCAAACGTCTGAATGCTGTAGTGTTGGTTGGCAGCTACAAATCTGTCGTACAATTCGGCCCAAAGGTCACTGACAATGCCGCCGATGTCAGCATTGGTGTAGAGCTGATTAGCCCTTAGGCCGCTAAGTAGCCGAATGTCAGAGACTAGTGTGCTAAGCAGCGTCGCCACTGCTTAACCTCTACTGGTCGCCGGTCATACGCTGGAGTTCCAGCGTGATACAGACAACGTCACCGGAAGTAACGGCTACGGCAGCGCCGGTGTCAGGCCGCGTACACTGGAAGGCCACCGCCGGCGTCGTTGCATCGGTGACGCTGTTAGTGATAACGTAGCCTTCCTGACCATGGGCTGCATTGTAAGTGGCCTGGATAACGCTAAACTTCGCGCTAAGCAGCCGCACATACGCATCCGCCAGAAGGCAGGTATAGACGCCAGTTCCGGTCAAGGTCATCGGGGTAGTCAAGCTGCCGTCAAGGCCATCGGCGATAGTGAACGCAGAGAACGTGGTAGGAACAGCACCGGAAGTCCCGGCAGTAAACTGGATGTCCAGCTTGACTCTGCCGGGCTGAAACGCCCCCTCGTCCTGGTTAATGTAGCGGTCCATGATGCTCCTTAGGCGCGGATGGTCAGCATTCCGTTGTGTCCGGGGGCGTCACACCAGACAATGCCCTGGCTGCGGTACTTGGCCACTGCCGTGTCATCGCCAGGCACCTCAACAACAGGCGAGCCATTCGCCGTTGCCGGCACAAACGGCTTGTTACCGGGCGCACCCAGCACCCAAGATTCCTTGGTGAGAACCGCAACAAGCGTCGGGTCCCAGTTGCTGGAGCCAACCAGGTCCATCGGACCGGACGGGCCATTGATGCGGACGGTACGGAAGAAGACGTCAATGCCAGGTCCCTTGACCTGAGATTCGACGTAACGCCGCTCGGTCTGGAGCTGCGCCTCAATCTTTCCCAGCGTAGAAAACGCCATGACGCAGAGATTGGGGTTGGCACCAGGCACGTCAGCAATGCCGTAAGCAAGCTGATTGATACCCTCGAGAATGCCAAGGTTGCTACCGTCGAGGTAGAGACCGGCAAGCTTCGTCTCATTCGTCGAGCGCGTCACGCCAAAGAAGCTGCCGCTCGTGGGACGGCTAGCAGCCGGCGGAATCCAGCCGGGGATGCCAGGCCACACAACGGGGCTGGTGCTAGACGCCATCGTGCCCTGGAGGCCGAAGACGTGCGTATTGGTGGGCGTCCAGCCGCCAGCGGCGCTAACGGTAATCTTCTTGGTGGACGAGTTGACAGCCGTAACAGTAAAGCTGCCCGAATCCAGCGACGCGCCAAACGGCAGGTCCTTAGAAACATAGGTGGCGCCGACGGTAATACGATTACACTGCTGCTTGGACTGCAGCGTCAGGACGTACGGGCCGGAGCCGCTGTTGCTGACGATGTAGCCAACAGTGCCGCTGCCGTCGCCGGCAAGCGCTTGGTCAAACTGCATCTTGCAGGAGTCCATCGCCGTCTGCGATTCATCCAGCAGGAGGTCAACAACGGCGTTGTCATCGCCCTTGGTAAAGGCAGCCTGGTCCAGCGGAATAACGCTAAAGCCGTAGGTCTTGTACGGCGTCACAACGAAGGCATCGCGGCCCGCGAGAGCAGCGTTAGCATAGGCCGTAGACGCCGTGGCCGACTGGCCAGCGCCGAGGTCACGCTTCAGCGGAACCTTCTTGGCATCGCCGGAAACCTCTTCCTTGCGGAAAAGGCCAATGACGCTGGCGTACTGTCCGCCGAAAGCCATATTCTCATAGGCTCGGTCCAGGTCATTCCGGAGCAGCGTATCAACGTTAGCGTTAAAGAAAGCCATAGTTTATCCTGTAGTTACTTTCGGTTAGTTCGCCTGACGGCGGGCCAGCTTAAGCTCTTCCAACGTCGCAACTTTGCCAGTCTTAGCTGCCGGCGTTACGCCAGCTCTAGAACCAGTAAATGTCAACGTCGGTTGAGTCACCTTCGGTACATCATTCGGCTTTTTGGTCGCCGGCACTACCTTAGCCACTGCCATGTAAGCCTCTGCAGTAGCCTTATGCTGCGCCTCTGCCTTGGCTAACGCCTTGATAATCAAGTCATTCTTAGCTTCCATTGAAATGTCCTGGTCCTTGTTAGCCTTGATGGCAGCGGCGTAGTCAGGTTCGGCGTCGGACAATGCTTTGGTAATCCATTCCTCATTGCTTGCGAGGTATGGAAACTCAGCAGCCTTGGCTTTAACGTGGTCCACAACAGACCGCCGGCCCTGCTCCTTAGCCGCTTCGGCCGCTGCTTTGTCTGCCGCCTCAAGCCGCTTATTTACGGCATCAAGCTGCTCTTTGAGCTTGGCCACTTCCGGGTCAACAGGCTTATCCTCCGGCTTTGCCGGTGTAGGCTCCTGTCCAGGGTTGATAATCTGCTGGACGGCAGCATCAAAGCTAAGGCCAATGTCTGACAGGGCCTGGATTGCGTCGTAATGCTTGCCGGCCTTGACCAGCGTCTGAACAGCCTCGAGCTTCTCAGCAAACTTAGCTTTGTCAGCCAGCGTCTTAGCCTGTGCCTCTGTTTCAGCCAGTTTGGCCGTCAGCTGGCCAACGGTGTCAGCTTCCTTGGCCTTGGCGGCAGCGGCTGCCTGCTCGGCAACCACGGCGGCTGCCGCCTTGTCGGCCTCTGCCTTAGCCGCAGCCTCGAGCTGAGCGTTAGCAGCCTCGTAACGAGCGGCCTTGACGGCGTCGGTCGTGACTGCAGTCGTGACAGGCTCTGAATTGGTAGCAGGCGCAGCCGTTGACGTGGTAACGGCGGCAGCCGGCGCAGGCGTAGCAGTAGCGTTAGGGTCGATGCTGTTCATTGGTTATCCTTGCGGTGCTGGGAACGCTGGCGGCGCTGGTGCCTGGCCAGGTTGTAGGTTAGGGAGGCCGGGAATTCCTGCCGGCGCAATCGGTGGCGCTCCAGGGGCTGCGCCGCCTGGCGGCATGGCCATAGCTTCTGGGCTGCCAGGCGCAGGCGCAGGAGCCATAGCCCCTTGCATTGCAGCACCGGCAGCTGACTTCAATTCGTCCAGGGCGCTGATGTAGCGCAGGACCATGTCCGTACGGTCTTGCGGCGTCTTAAGCGTTCGCTCGTAACAGTACCTGGCCTGCGCTGTTTCCATGGCTGCATCAACGTCGACCCAGGGCTCAGGCGGCTGGTACTTGCCAGTTTGAATCATCTCGTCCAACTGCATCTCGATGAAGTCTTGAGCTGCATTGGCCAGTGATTGGTAGCCGTCAGTATCCGGCACCTGCTCGAGACGCATCTTGGTCTGCTTACTGATTGCGCCTTCGGCGTACCAGGTACGAATCTGCTCCTGCCTCACAGCAATTGACTGAGACAACCGGCCGACAGGGAATGGCCGCAGATAGAACTTCTTCTCGTCCCAGTTAAGGCTAGCCCAGTCAATGAGCTGCGCCTGACGGCCCGGCAGCGTAACCTTAGGCTTGGAATCTTCGGAGGCTTCGATAATCAGGTTGCCAACCTGCTCAACGAAGTCCTCCATATGCTGAAACAAATCGGCATGGGCCGCGTCGTCCAGCTCGTCAATCAGGTTAACGGCCTTCCCGCTGATTGCCTTAGGCCTGGCGCCCTGCATCTGCTGGTCATTGAGCCGGAAGACTTCTTTGATACGGCGGATGATTGACTCCTCATACTGAAACTGTTCAGGAGGCGTAGCCATAGGGAAGTCAAACTCTGGCTTGGTACCGGTGTAGTAGTAAATGCCGTTGGACTTGTCGCCGAGTTTGCCAGGGTCTACGTTGCTGCCCTGGGCAATGCCAATCCGTGGCCAAGCAGCGCGGCGGCGGTTCTCCCAGTTAGCCGCCATCGTACGGTCAAGCTCACGCTGCAGCCCCAGCGCCATCTCAGGCATGCCCTGGCTGTAGTAGCCAGTAGGCATGAGCTTGAACGGCAGCCTGGCAATCGGCGCGTGGTCGCGCATCCACTCTTCACACTTCAGCGTGTAGTCGCCGACGGCGATAATGTGGTAGCCGGGGATTTCGTTGCCGTCGGTGTCTTTCTGGCAGAAACTCCATCCCTCGCGCAGGACAATGACATCCGTATAATCAATGTCGCCGCCGAAGTAGAAGCCGTTGTTTGACTTAGGCGCACGCTTGACAGCGTCCACAGCCTTGGGGTCATTCTTGATATACGGCTGCTGCAGCATCTCTTTGCGGCTGACAAAGACGCGGATGCCGAGCCGGCTAAGCTTGCCGGTGTTACATTCGTTTTCGTCTACAACGATTTCGTCTGACAGAATCCGTGTAGCCGTCAGATGGTTATTGACACCGTTGTCAATCTTGAGGAAGCCGTCACCCCAGATGCGGGAGTCGAAGCCGCACAGCTCCACCATTTCCCACAGATGCAGCGAGTAAAACACTGCGTCCATGTACTGAGTAAGCGACCGGGCATCGAAGCGAGTGGTAAAGTCGCCGTCAATTGGACAAACCTGCAGAAAGGGCCGGCTCTTGTAGACTCGGTTAGCCAGCGCGTCATTGCACTGGGCTAGGACGTTGTAACGGGGAGCCTCGAAGACGGCGCGGCTGTAGATATTGGCGGCGCCAGGACGGGCAGTGGAACTGTAGTTGTAGCCGATAGGCCCAGTGGTGCGGCCGGTCATGTACCGGTAGAAGACCAGGCTAGCCCAGCGCTTAGTCCAGCTAGTGTTCTCAATACCGTCCATCCAGTTACGGAGGCGGCGTCCGCGGTCTTTGTCTTCGACGTCTTCGCCGTACCAGTCGCTGTTGGGACGTCCGACAGCGCCTTGGCTGACTTCGGAGCTGGCTACCGCGATAGCCACTAGTTCGACTCCTCAGACGGCGGCGCCAGCATCCCAGCCGGCGGCGACAGGGCTAGGTCAGCATCGTTAAGCGGCGGCTCGGGAAGTGCCTTATCAGGAGCCGGCGACGGCGCAGGATAGGCAACAGCTGGAACGGCAGCCTGCTGCCGCTGCGGCTCGGCAAATGCCAGGCTAATGCCTGTGTCGCTTACCTCAAGCCGCGTAAGCTCGTGCCAGCGCTGGCCAAACAGCTTGTGTAGGGCGTTAAGGGTCCTTAGCGGTCTAGCTGCTGCGGCCACACATATCGGCTAAATGCGTGCTGACACGCTGCGGCAGGAACGGCATAAGGGTCGGGACTTAATCTATCCGAGCCCTGGCAGTGGCTTGGAGGCAGATTACTAATACGCAGTTGAAACTTTAGCCAGGGCCGCCGTGGCAAGCCTGCCGACACCAGTTTCTGTCACTACAGCGGTCATCGTAAGCGCAGTACAGCCCCCGACTGGTAGCCTCTGCGTTGATAGACTTTCTGTCATTGCTGTAGAGTTGAGGTATGCCCTCACAAGTCGGACTATAGCATATTCGGTACCAGTCCACATGTCTGTGGACTAAATATCTGTTGTGATAATGTATATGAGTCGCCAGTGCCGTACAAAGATAAAGAGAGGGGAAAACAAACGGCCAAACTATGGCGGGAGGCTAACAGAGAAAAGCTTCTGTTGGCCAAGCGGGAATACTACCAAGCTAACAAAGAGAAATTGCAAGCAAGGAATAAGGCTTGGTATCAACAGAACAGGAGCCAAGCCATAGCGTCCGCGGCCGCCTGGTATAGGGCCAACAAGACCAGAGCCGGAGCAACAAAGAAGAAGCACAAGCTAAAATCGCAATATGGACTAACTCCGGAGCAGGTGTCGGCAATGTTAACTGGCCAGGCAGGTCTCTGCGCCATCTGCTGTGAACCTCTTAGGCCAGGCCATAGGACCCACATTGACCACTGTCACGTTACCGGTAAAGTTAGAGCCATCCTGTGTGGCCAGTGCAATAGAGGGCTCGGGACATTCCGAGATAGTTACCGGTTGCTGTGGACTGCGGCCGAGTATGTTAAAAGACATCAGGAGGGCCATGGATAACAAATCAACAGGAGACTTAGCGGCTGATTGGCTAGTTAATGTTTCTAACATTCTCAGGGCTAAGGCTAAGTCTTACGGCGACTCAGTGGGCAAGCCACTGCGAATCTTCTCAGACGCCGGAGTTACGGAGGGGATTAGAGTACGGCTGGATGACAAGTTGAGCCGAATCGCTCGAGGGGGGCGCTGGCCTGGCGAAGACGTGGTAGTGGACCTGGTAGGCTACCTTGCTCTGTTAGCCGTCACCGAGGACAAGAAGTGATTTGTTTCGCCAAAGAAGGCTGCTCCAGTAACTGCGGCCCGGACGGCTGCGCGCAGCAGCCTCGAGGATGCCAGTCAAGACATGCTACGGCAACTGACGTAACTCCAAGAATGAAAGGGAACAGCCCAGTCTTTGGGGCCGACGGCAAGGTAATTATCGACCGCCATCCGCTTAGATGCTGGCATGGTGAAGGCCACGAAGGCAAACACGGCTACGGGCCAGTTACCTGGGACGACAGCCAATGAGCCTACATAGCGTCGGATGGTTTTTCATGACAGCCACATCCGCGCTAGCCAGTATCGCTGCCGGCCTACAAGGCTTCTATATCGCAAGCGGTTGCTACTTCGTTTGCACAATCATTGCCGGGTATTTCTGCTTTGATACAGCACAGGAAGATGATGATGAGTAATGCCTAAGAAGCCCATAGCTCTTAATTCACCAGCATTTAAGAAGCTGCAGCGGAAGTGGTATAAGAAGCTGCAGCGGGAGGGATTCGAAGACGTGGAACGTTTCATGGACATGAACCAGCTGCCAGTGTCTACGATGCCTCGGCAGCATGGCAGCTTCCTCTACGACCCTGAGACTGGTGAGCTTAGTGACGAAGCCGAGATTGTGCCACTGGCTGACACCGACAAAGCCGGCTACTGGCGTGAAGTCGGCCGCAAGCAGTCGCTCATGCGCCGCAGCGACAAAGACTACAAGCTGATTGCCACATTCGCTGACGCCGGCAGTATGGCTGCAGCTGCCAGGGCCTGTAACCTTAGCCGCAGCGAAGCCGAAAACCGTATCAAGGCCTGGCTGCGGCTGCATGACCTCAAGGAATGCACTGGCCTTAGCCGGGCCAAGCCTGAGCCTAAATCCGAGCCGCTGCCGTGCCGCAGTCTCAGCAAAGACGAAATTGCTAAGTTGAATCTCAAGCCGCCAAGGGGGTAACTGTGGCTGTCTACTGGTGCAACTTCCATAAGAACTATCACAAAGACTTAATCTGCGTTGATACTCCTGAACAGCCAGTAGCCTATCCCGTTACTGACTTCGCTGACAGGCTGACTGAGGAGGACGTGGATAAGCTGAAACAGCGCATCTTTGACCTTGAGGCCATTTTGAGTGCCATCCATGAACAAAGCAAAGTCTAAAATTAAATGGGGAATTTGTGGCCATTGTTTCAGGGAATGTCCACTAAACAAAGGACACAGGGCAATAAAGCATAGGCTATATTCTCCGTCAGGTAATTGTATTGGCGCATGCCCGGGGACAAATAAATATGCGCGCCACCTTTAGCCTCCGTCACTTGCCGCGTCCACACAGCCCCGAGCGACGGCCAGGCAAGCGCCTGCGCAAGCTGCGGAAGCTATTCCGCCTGCGCCGGCTCATGCGCTTCGCGTGGGCCTTAAGGAAAATCTGGGCAGCTGACAAGCTGTGGCAGCGGCTCGAGATGCGCAAGGGACTGGACAATCAGATTGCCTGACAACGGCAAAGTAAAGCACCTGGCCCGTGCTGGAGTAGTCGCCGAGTCAGTTACCGCCACTGGCCGTAGCACTGCCGACCTACGGGCCAAGGTCAGGACAATGGTGGAGCGGGCTATTGTGCAGATGGCTGAAGTAGCCAAGCGGGAGTTTCTCAGCATCACTGACGTGGAGCTGCTGCAAAAACTCAACAAACTACTTTCCGAGCTGGAACAGCCGGAAGAGACAGACCCTAGCAAAATGAGTGACGAGGAATTGGCTAAGCGTGCACGCTAAGCAAGCAGCAGAGCAGGAGCTTCTGCGCCGCCGGACCGCAGCCCTAGCCGCCTTCACTCCAGAAGCCGCAGCCGACGGCCACCGGTACCAGCTCGAGGCGCTACGGTCTAAGCACCAGAATCTTATTCTGATGTGCAGCCGCCGCGCCGGCAAGAGCTACCTCTGCTGCGCGCTGCTGGCCATGACAGCCGTGCATGCACCAGGAGCTGCCAGCTGCCTGTACCTGGCGCTGACCAGTGGACAAGCAAAGAAGATATGGCGCAAGATTTGGAAGCCACTGTGCCGCAAATGGAAGCTGTGCACATCAAAGGACCACAATGAAACAGAGCTTACTACGACGTTTCCTAATGGGGCGACTGTCCAGTTCGGCGGCACCGATGACTTACGCCACGTCCAGTCTCTACTCGGCGATTCTATGGCCTGCGGAATGGCAATCATTGATGAATGCCAGTCCGACCCTGGCCTTATTGAATCTCTGGTTACTGACATTCTTGGCCCGATGCTTGATGAGACTACAAAAGAACTACCGACGCCTGGCAGATTGGTACTTGCTGGGACTGTGCCGGCGGTGGCTAGCGGATATTTCTGGGAGACGTGGATAAGGAGTTACGATAAAAGTACACAAGAAGCAAAAACAGACAGTGCGTGGCATGCGATTGGCTGGGGCCGCGCAGACAACCCACACGAAACCTTCTTTGCAGAGCGGCTGGCAGCCTATGTTCACAAGTATGGACTACTCGAAACTGACCCCATCGTACAGCGTAACTGGTTTGGCAAACGCGTATTCGACACAAACGCCACAGCCTACAAGTATGACAGAGCAAAAAATGGCTACTGCTGGGACGCCGACACCAGCTACGCCGCAGACCAATTCCAGCCAGGAACTATCCGGGTTGCGAAAGTTGCTCCTGGTCTTGACACTTTCAGCATTGGCATCGACCCTGCTGCTAGCAGTGATAGAATGGCAGTTGTACTCTGGGCTTGGGCCAGTCAAGGTCCGCGTGGAGTTTGGCATGTCGGGGAATGGGTTACAGAGCGAGCCGCAAACGCCCTGGAGTCACAGTATCTCGCGGTTGTAGAGGCCTGGGTTAGGAAATACAACGTCGTCAGCATCGTCTGGGACCCCGGCGGCGCCAGCACTACTAAAGACCCTGCGTTTTTGTCCGAGTATAAGCTGGTCATTGAGCCAGCCAAGAAAGGCAAGGGCAGTAAAAAGGCTCGAGTAGACCGACTCAAGGACCTACTTGGTACGTCTAGAGCGCATATCATGATTGGCTCAGCACTGGAGGAGGACCTGCAGAAGACCAGGTTTGACCCAGAGAAGCGGGCTATCGGGAAATACGAATGGACAGCCGATTGCCACCCCGACGTCGCCGACGCGGCTACCTACGCGCTGCCGGCGTACATAGAGGCTGAGAAGCGGGAGCCTAAGCAGAAGTCTAATCCAATGCAGGCCGTCGGCACCGACGAGGACGAAAGGCTGGCGCGCGAAGCTTGGAAGCAAACCAAGGTGGTGTATGGGCCGCAAGAAGAGGCAGAGACGTTTGATGACGGCAGCTCGTACGGCGGCCCAGGTGTGGATAACAATGGCAGTGTGCTATAAGGAGAAATCATGTTTCTAAACAATGACCAAGTTAAGATTTCGCTTGACTTCAACTCAACGCACGAAGACGGCTGGAGAGTCAAGATTGACAGCTACTATGACTCTAAGGTAATGGCGTTTCTTACTCCTGACCAAGCCGTTGAGTTAGCCACTGTTCTGTTGACGCTGGCGCAGGATGCTCGCAATCGGCAGAAGAGAGAACCTAGGCAGGAGCGGCGGTAATGGTAACGCTACAGCATATCGCAAAGATTGCCCAGCTCAGTCACATGCAAGACCAGATGATTGCCCTGGCAATTGAGCTGGGAGTCGACAAAGACGAGTTTGTACAGGAGGTAGCACTTGGCTGGGATAAGCAGCTCGAGGCCTACAACGTCGTCTTGGCTACTGTTCAAGCTGTCAATAAAATCCTGACGGCTACGACGCCAGCTGACGGTGACAAAGGCGACGGCAATGGCAACTAAGCGCTTTTGTGATTTCTGTAAGAAAGAAATCGAGATGTTTGCTGATTTCTGTTTGATTGCCATCTCCGCCGCCAACAGAAATCCAAGCATCGAATATGCATTTTCACATGAAGTTTGCAGGCCCTGTAAGACTAAGACAGAAGAGTTTATCAAAGGAATGTCTAAATGACTGACGTCGTCCGTCTTAGTCCCAGCATTGCCAAGATTCTGCTGGATAAGTCGCCGAAGCATGCTTGGTTGGCGCACCGGCTGCTTGGCGGCCAGGCCAACCCCAAGAAAACGCAGTCTATGCTGCTTGGCAATTCTGCCGACGTGGCAACCCTGGGAGTCGAAGCTAAACCAGACGGCAAGAAAAAGCGCAAGGCTCCTGCTCGAGAGGCCAAGGCTAAGGCAATCTCTGACGCTGTAAAATCTGAACTTACCAGGCGAGGCATTATCGGTGTGCCTCAGTATCGAGTAGAATGGACAAGCATTCTAGGTGTTGAATGCAGCGGCTATATTGACCTCAATTCTAGCCAAGACAATCGGTTCTGGGACCTCAAGACGTCTCATGACTTGTCCGACTACAATATCACCTATCAGATTGAGAAGTATCGATATGATATGCAAGTTGCAGCCTACAGCGAGGCTACTGGCAAAGAGCCGTGGTTTATCTTTGCGGAGTCTGCGGCGCCGTATGACGTTCGCTTTGTCAACGTTACTCCGCGGATGCTTAAACAAGGACTAGAGACTTGGCATGAAGCCGCCGCGCTTTGGCAGCGCTGCTTGCAGCTTAATAATTGGCCAGGCCGTGGCGACTTTACGGCGGACGTGTCAGCGTGGCGGCAGAAGCAAGCCGCCGAGGAATGGCTGAAGGATTCTGGGATTGAGTGATGTGGGGAGAACAACCGACGGGATATCTTATTGACGACCTTAGACTAATAAACCAGCAACAACAAAAGGAACACACTATGGCCGATTCATTTGCAGACCTGATGCCGAGCCGCTTCTACAAGACCGAAGACGTTGCGGACGCTCCGATTCAACTGACCATCAAGGCAATCACCAAGGAGGAAGTCACGTTTCAGGGTAAGCAGCCTGAGAAGCTGACTATCGTCCACTTCAATGAGACTGACCGTCAGATGATTGCTAAGACGACTGTACTGACGACGCTCAAGGATATGTTTGGCACTCCCAGTGCCTGCGTCGGTAAGCCCGTGGAGCTGTTTAAGGACAAGACGACGTTTGGCGGCAAGAAGGTTGACTGCCTGCGTCTGCGCGCCCCTAGCGCTGACCAGGGGCCGGCATTCTAGATACACCTGGCTAGGGTTTTCCTAGCTCCAGCTCGGCCGCTACTGGTAAAACAGCGGCATTAGCCCGATGGTGTCCAGGCTGAGGAATGGCCTGGCTGGACTGCCGACATAAGTCGGTTTTATCCAGAGGCGGCTATGCTGTCATAGGCAGCTAGCCGCAACGGTTCAAATCCGTCGTTGGGCACGGAGCCAAGAGGGAGCTGGATAAGTCCAGCATAAGTGAGGCTAACTAAGTAGGTACGCGACTACTCCCTCGCGGCACCGTTTCTATGCGACTAGACTTCTTTGGCCACGAATCAGCAGCCAAGGCGGCAGACAAGCCGCTGCGGCCGTATCAGTCGCGGATTGTAGCCGAAGCAGTGTCGGCGGTGCTTCTGGGTAAGTCGCCGCTTATTGAAATGGCTACTGGTACTGGCAAGACCAGAGTAGGAGCTAAGCTTGTTAAGCAACTCGAAGATTCTCGCATACTTTGGCTTGCCCACAGAACGGAGCTTATTCACCAAGCGACAGCTACGCTATCTGCGTTTCTGCAAGAGACAGTGGGGCATGAGCTGCCCGAAATACATTCAGGCAACGAACGGGTGGTGGTGGCGAGTAAGGACACCATACGGCAACCGAAGCGGCTCGAGCGGCTTAAAAACTTCAGGCCGTTTGATGTCATTGTCATAGATGAGGCACACCATGCGGCAGCCAGAAGCTATCAGGCAATCATTGACGCATTTCCGGCGGCGGCTCGTGTTGGATTGTCTGCTACTCCTGACAGATTTGACCGCGCTAGGCTACATTGCTTTGACACTGCAACAACCCCTTATCGCATTGTTGACGCCATTGCTGATTCTTGGCTGGTCCCATTTAAGGCTAAGAGGGTAAGAGTTGACGCAGTAGACATTAGCGGCGTCAGTATCGTTGCCGGTGATTTGGCAGCTGGCGAGCTTGAATTGGTAATGAAGTCTGAGGAGGCTTTGCATGGCTGCGCCAAAGGATTGCTCGAGTACGCCGGACATAGACCGACCATCGGCTTCGTGGCAGGAGTTGACCAGGCAAGCCGATTATGCGAAATCCTTAATCGATACCGTAGTCTTTGCTCCAGGTTTGTCACAGGCACAACGGACGGCAATGTGCGCCAAAGCCTGTTCCGTGATTTCGGACGCACTTACCAAATACTTATCAACGTCGCCGTAGCTACCGAAGGAACCGACCTGCCGGCGGCGGCGTGTGTGGCCATGATGCGGCCCACTAAGAGCCGTGGCTTGTACGCGCAAATGCTTGGCCGTGGCGGCAGGCCATTGCCAGGGCTGACAGGAGAAACACATGTGGAACGGAGCGATTGGATACGTGAAAGCAGTAAGCCTGATTGTCTTGTGCTTGATTTCGTTGGCAATTGCGGAAGACATTCACTCGTTACAGCTTTCGATATCGCAGATGCAGACGCAGTTGTCGCAAAGGCTGCAGCTAAGCGATACGGCGAAGGGGAAGTAATCGATGTCTTCGAGGCGCTCAAGATTGAAGCCGAGAGGGAAGAAACGGCCAAGGAAAAGAGACGTGCGAAAGCGGCTAAAGAAGCTGCTGATAGAAGCCTGCTGCTTGCTAAGGTCAAACTCTCTGTCACTGACGCGCAGCTCATTGGACTTGGAGGGCTGCCAGGGTCTTTTGGGCCAGATGATTTGGGATTTGGAACGGAGCATCTAACCCCTGGCCAAGCCAAGGAGCTGATACGGCTAGGGCTGCCGACTAGCGTCAATGGGAAGGCGCCAACAAAGGCGCAAGCTAGACGAATGATTATGGACAAGCGCCAGGCTCTAGGATATGCTACTCCGAAGCAATTGGATTTCGTGAAACGGCATCGGCCGGACCTGTGGCGGGCTGACCTGACCAAGTCACAGGCTAAGGGAATCTTCCTTACTCAGGTCAGAAAGTGGAACAGGACATGAAAGCCGATACTCGAGTCCTTACCAAGAAGCAGATGCTTGTCTACATCCTTGACGCCGAAGGTAATTCTCCATCTGAGATTGGCAAGAGAGTAGGCATGACGGCTAAACGGGTCTGTAACATCAAGGCCAGACTGCGGCAGCTGGGGTTTGAGCCGGCAGTATTCCGTAGCATGCGCAAGCGGTTAGACGAAGTGACTACGGCCCCTGTCGAGCGGTCGCCACTGGAGCCGGAAGACGATGAGTTGCCGGACGCTGATGAGCCGGTTATCGCTGTTAGCCGCTGCAGCTGTGGATTAGTATTGCCGTGCTATCATGCTCCTGTGTCGGCGTTTCGTAACTCTGCTAGTTATTGCCCTGACAAGGACGCTGACGCTACCGGTAGCAGGGAGGAATGGTAAGCGCTGACCAAGTCTCTGCAGCCAAGAAGAAATCGCTACTGAATCTGATACCACGTGA